AGGTAACGGATGTAGCGGGAGTGCCTGGCGCGGCTGTCCAGATGACAGAGACAAGAAAAGTTGATGAAGTGAGGTTAGCGGGGAACGTGATGTCTGTAAGGTTAAAAGTTGGTGATATGTTGGAGTTGGGATTGACAGTAAGATTAGAGGCTGCGAGCGGATTGGCAGTCGTAATTCCAGTAGTACCTTCTGCATAATAAGAAAGTAATGATCTGCCGAGCAGTCCTCCAGCCAACTGCGGCTTGAAGAACGTAATATCATAAGAGATCCAGAGCTCACCAACAACTTGGTTAGAAGAACATCCTGCTGTAGCGACATAGACATTGCAAAAGTCATAAAATCGAATATTGTCATTTGAAGGAACGGCGGCAGTACGGGTGTTGTATATTCGTTGTGCTCGTTCAGACGCTTTGCACTCAATAGGATGGATGAGACTTGTTGCTGTATTTCCAGAGGTGGCAAATTCCGAGTTTTCCATTTCGACTTTGTTAATATATGGAGGGTCAAGGACATCATAATCAGTAGCAACCACGACAGTACCAAGTGACGATGTTCCAGAGTAAGAAGAGGACAACGAATTAACGCAGACAACGATTCCATTTGGTCTCCACTGATCAAATTGAGATGCAATAGAGCATAGCCAAGGGAAGCTGGAGAATAATCCTGGGTTGATAGAATATTTATTAATGGTGAATGCTCCAGCGGTGGGTGAAGCGACAATATCTCCAAGATACTCTCTATGTGTAATTCTAATTCCTCGGGAAGCAGATGTAAACTGAGGAACATTTCCATCTGATACAAGCGACTTAGTTGCGAGCGTGTTAGATAAAACAGTGTAATCTCCGGTGCCAAAGATGTTGCCGACGAGCTTGCCGACTTTTCTGCCTTTGGTTCTTGAACCGAGTTTGGATCCAACAACTCCTCCAAAGCTTTCGGCTGGATGAGTGATGACATTGTGGATTTTATTAACTTTCGAGACTACTTTGTCTACTTTGCTCTGTATTTTCTTGACCTTTTTGATTGCGGATTTTGCTTTGTTCATAAAATGTGAGTAACAACAATACGGGAATGAAAATGAAGTGATGAATTTTAAGCGATGAAGAAACGATTGGGGGGAAGATGAGGGGATAAATGGTGGGGCCCACTACCAGGGCCCGGCCATTTATTGTGTGGAGTTGCTCTTAACTCCTAAGACTCTGCGGCCAGAGCGTCCAGCTGGCGGCACTGGTTTTACTCCAGCTTTGGCTGCAGGGGTCTTGTGTTTTCTACGTGCTGGTCTCTTAGATTGAGCTACTTTTGCAACAGGCTTGGGGGCAGTAGAGACAATGTCGTGTCCTATAACCAAGTCTACATTGGTGGGAATTTCCACCGGAGGGATTTCAGCAAAAGTTGGTGCTTGCATGCACTCTTCTAAGGTGAGACGTGTGTTAATCCATTCATTGAATTTATCGAAGTTGAAGTGTTTGAGAGATTCTCGAGCATATTCCATATACCAGTCACGAGGAGGATTATTAAAAACTAATTGGTCCTGAGCGTGTGCATTGCTTGCATAGTAACTGGTCTCAGCATAATTGGGCTTGAGAACTGATTGATTAATTTCAAACACTTTGGTGGCGAACTGACCTAATATCGGTGTGTTTCTGTCAGTGTGATAAAAGCCAATGAGTTTGTCAACCAGGATCTGTTTGTGATCGACTCCTGGTCGTGGATGTGTCACGTGCAACTTGCCTAGTTGTCTAGGTAAGTCAGCACAGTTGGATAAGTCTCCAGTCCAAACGCTTGGTCCATAAATTCTGCCTAGGAAATTGACACCAGGTTCTCCAACTTTGATCAGAGAAGCTTTAACATTGAGTCCAAGAGCAGTGCAAGCTCTAGTATAGCATGGGACATCAACGTTGGGTGCCAAACCATCGTCTCCTCCATAGAGACCATAGTTAGTCCAGGCCCAAGCTTCGTCGGGTGTGCGAAACTTGGAAATCTCTCCAGGTGTCATTCTGTGACCTACATAGTTGGCAAACATGTTAAAGAGAGAATTGAATAAGGAAGTGTCAGCTCCTCCAGAGGCTCTAGCATAGCCCTGGGAATAAGTGGTTCCTAATGTGCATCTGGCAACATTATTAAAGTGCAGTTTGTGTATTTCATCGATCATGGCATGATGTGGTGGAGAGAAGGATCTTCGTAAGACAGCAGATTCAAACTGTCTAGCAGCAGGGGAGATGGTACCATCATATCTTGAAAAGTCAGTTGGTGCAACTGGCTTATTGAGAGAACAGGTACGTGCAACAGCCTCATCAACTTCATGGGGAGATTTGGAGAAAGCATAACAGGGTAGTTTCTTTATCCAATCGGACATAGCATAACAGTAGCGTGCATATTCGACCTTAAGCTTGGGCGTGATAGTTGATATCATGCGTGGATCAGTAGGCTTAAGATATGCTTCTGCTTTAACGAATGTCTTGAGTATGGGATTGAAGTAGAGAGTTTCATCAGCTTGTTCTAAAAGCTGCTGTTGGGAAGGTGTTGGCTGGCGGCGAGATACTTCATCATGATCAACTGGTTCCAAGTGGTGTGGTTCGGGAATCAGCATTGTGATGAATTCATTCATGCAAGTTATTAAGAACGGAGTCATATGCTTATCAGAAGCAATA